TCCTATCTTGTTGTTTATATCCTGATATTTTTTTGTTAATCTCCTGAATTGCAATTTTTGATACATCATCATCATCATCTCCATGCTGAAACCCGTTATTCGCGATACTTTTAATCATGTGCAGTTGGGTTGCATATTCAAAGTTCTCATTTGAAAAGCTCCATTTTTCGGATTGCACGCGTTTTTTCGCTATTTTTGTTGCACCCGATTCGCTGTTTAAATTCTTAATTTGGCGTTTATTATGTATACCTGATATATTTATTGTTTTCGAGTTATCTTCCATATATGCTATGGGATATAATATATTTGTACATTAAACTGATATAAACCTTTCCGATAAATAATATATTTTGCGAAAATAGGTTAAACTCAACTCCACATATTACTATATACATACCATGGAGGAATTACCCATCACCGTCGACGAATGTCACGAGCTTAAAAATATTAAATACAAAACAATGTTATTAAATGGCGTTCCCACGAATGAAACAAAACCTTCTAATGATATGTCCAATCTTGAAAAATTTCTTGAGGCGGAAAAGACGAATAATGGAAATGAACCGTGGTGCAAATTAAACAAGACAAGTAAAATCAAAAAACTGGGCGAGTATGTTGAAAACTATAGTAAGACGAATAGTTTAGATGAGGATGAGGCGAAACACCTTACTGCATTTTTAAAGGATAGTTTAGATAAGAAACGGTTGTCGCGAGTTAAAGACGTTATTTACGACAAGGTCACCGGACTAATTAAGGACGTCCCTGCTCTCGCTTACAATAAATCAACCCGACATTTTACATTAAAAAACATTGATAAGCGTGTTTCTACATTAAAGTCACTTGCGCCAAAAAAAGGGGCGGTGACTCCCCGCGGCAAATCTGTCGCATCAAGCAGCAAGACCCCTGCCGCAGAACCAGATGAAAAATAATACCGACGACCCTTTGTGGGTGGTCTGTCTTTAATATAATTGGCCAATTATATTAAAAACATTTAAACTACTATATATAGTAATATACCAGTATGTTAATTTCTGAATTAGAAGATCTATCCGATATTATAGATACGTTAATATTTGAAGATGAGCCTACCATATTTACAGATGATTATGCGGCGGAGTTTGTTGAAACCGCATTGCAATTAATGAGCGAATATGTAGAACTGCATCCACAATCTATTTTTGACCCAGACTTTCGTGATGTCCTATTAGAAGAAACGAAGGACATTTTATATATTCAACTGGAAGACTATATTAATGACAGCAATAGTGGTAACGATATTGAAGATGACATGGACGATATTCTTGACGATGCTCTGACTATTTTTTTATCCACGTTTTACCCTGATAAATTAAATGATGTAAATACAGAATCTGCCGGGTATGAAATTACTGACGAAGAAATATGTGATATTGAAAAGAAAATACAGAGGCTGCGCGATATCCCCCAGCCAGTTCAGCGAACCCCAGAGTGGTATCAGTTTCGGTGGAATCTAATTACCGCCAGCAACGCATGGAAGGCATTTGAGACACAATCCAGCATCAATCAGTTAATATATGAAAAGTGTCAGCCATTAAAAACGGTAGATGATGAACCGGATGAGGAAGTCAAAATGGTTAATGTAAACTCGCCGATGCATTGGGGGCAGAAATACGAGCCTTTAACAGTCATGGTCTATGAGCACAGTTACAATACGACCGTTGAGGACTTCGGCTGCATTCAACATCCACGTTACTCGTTTGTGGGAGCATCCCCCGATGGCATTGTTGTTAATCAGGACTCTGATCGATTTGGGCGAATGCTGGAAATTAAAAATGTTGTTAGTCGTGAGATCAACGGCATTCCCAAGAAGGAATATTGGACACAAATGCAGCTTCAAATGGAAGTATGCGACCTTGACGAGTGCGATTTCTTGGAAACCAAGTTTACTGAGTACCCAGACGAATTGTCATTTCAAACAGATACAAAGGTGAATGAGGATGGTCAACGCGAGATACTACTATCAGCGGACAACAAGAGAAAGGGCATTATTTTGTATTTCAATACGACAGAGGGCACTCCATTTTATAGTTATAAGCCGCTCGATATTGTTACCCCCGAGGACATACGTGAGTGGGAAGAAACAGAACTGAGTAAATATGAATCGTCTCAATATAATTATACCTTTTTGAAATTTATTTACTGGAAACTTGAAGTGATTAGCTGCGTTCTTGTATGCCGCGATCGCAACTGGTTTAAAAATAATATTCTACAGCTGGAAAAAGTGTGGAAGATTATTGAAGAAGAGAGAGTGACCGGGTACGCACATCGGGCGCCCACTAAGAAACATAGAAAAGAACCCGCGAAACCCTTTGTTGAGCAAACCACGCAGGGCTGTTTATTGTATTTTAATAAAATCATCAAGGTAGATACGAACGCACCGGAATAGGGATACATACATATATATATTAATATAGGATATTCTGCATGTCAGTTCTAAATGGCATCATGTTTACCTGTGTATCAAAATACCCTACGCGCGTCCCACTGTTAGGATCCAGTGGCGGCAGCGGTGTCACAATATTGGTATGTGGTTTATCATCGTGATACAACGCACCACACATAGAGGCTGGCATGCACCTTCCTACATCCGGGTTTTTCGGATACCGGATATTATTTGTTTCTTGTTCATAAGATCCTAACTGGAATACGGGGTAATCCATCCAAATATCATTTGCAGTGTCATTTGACAGTTGGTTCTTGCCAATCGCGGGATACGTGTCCTGAACCAACACGCGGGTCTGTGCACCTGGAACATCACCCATTGCGCCGGCTAAAGTATAATTGGAATACCCCTCGGATTTTCTTAGAAAAGAGGTCTTGTTTAACAAAACGGGCAGCCCTACCGCCAGTACTAAAATAAGAAATAAGAATAGCGATTGGTACATGTATATATATCTTGTAGATAATTTATTTAGATAAGATATTACTCTAAATAAATCAGATAAAGCGTTTAGATAAATACGTAGACAAAGTATTCCGGGTGCAAATTTGTTGGATAAAAGGGTTTAAAACTATCCCGTGTTTTTAATATAACAACCATGGACAGTTCTTCTGAAATGAGAGTAACTAAGCGCGACGGAATATTACAGGATGTATCGTTTGATAAAATTCTGGATCGGGTAAAAAAATTAGGCCACGAAGCTGGTATCAATATCAACTATTCCTCGCTCGTCATGAAAGTAATCGACCAATTATACGACAAAATTCCTACATCAAAGATAGACGAGTTGGCGGCAGAACAGTGCGCGTCTCTCTCTACAAACCATCCAGATTATGCGGCGTTGGGTGCACGCATTAGCATTTCAAATCATCAAAAGAATACAAATCCGTCCTTTGTGAAGGTCGTCAATGATTTATATAATTTTAAGAATATTCATGGTAAACAAAAGCCCCTCGTTTCAGATGGATTGTATATTTTTACAAATCGATTTGGCGAACAAATTGAAGCAATGATTGATCATGATCGCGACTATTTAATAGACTATTTTGGATTTAAGACGCTTGAAAAGGCATATCTGTTTAAAACGAACGACGTTGTAATTGAGCGTCCGCAGCATATGTGGATGCGTGTTGCCATTGGAATCCATTGCGGACCTGTATGCAGTGACGATATCCAATTTAACGACGAATGTTTGCAGTTGATTAAGGAGTCGTATGATTTAATGTCCCAAAAATATTTTACTCATGCCACTCCGACATTGTTTAATGCGGGGACACCCAGACCGCAATTATCCAGTTGTTATTTAGTTGCTATGGAGGACGACAGCATTGACGGTATTTATAACACATTGAAGGATTGTGCGTCCATTTCTAAATATTCAGGCGGAATCGGGCTTCATATTCATAACATTCGCGCAAAAGGGTCGTATATTCAAGGAACAAATGGAAAAACCGATGGTCTTGTACCCATGCTTCGTGTGTTCAACAGTACTGCGCGTTATGTGAATCAGTCCGGGAAAAGAAATGGCTCTTTTGCAATATACTTGGAACCATGGCACGCGGACATTGACGATTTCCTGGAACTAAAGAAGAATCATGGTGATGAAGAATTGAAGGCACGTGATCTCTTTTATGCGCTTTGGATTTCCGATCTTTTTATGGAACGCGTCAAGGAAAACGCGAAATGGTCATTATTTTGCCCGAATGAATGCGCTGGCCTTTACGATGTGCACGGCGATGAATTTAAAGAGTTATATACGAAATACGAGTCTGAAGGACGAGCGCGAAAAATCGTCAATGCTCGCGATTTATGGTTCCGGATTTTAGATGCACAAATGGAGACGGGAACACCCTACTTGCTGTTCAAAGATGCAGCGAATGCGAAATCAAATCAGCAAAACCTGGGCACGATTAAGAGTTCCAATTTGTGTACCGAAATTATAGAATATTCAGACGAACATGAAACCGCTGTATGTAACTTGGCATCTATTGCACTTCCAACCTTTGTAGACCCCGCCACAAAACAGTTTGATTATGCCAAACTGCACATGGTGACAAAGGTGGTCACCAATAATTTAAATCGTGTCATTGATATAAATTTCTATCCAACGAAGAAGACCATGCGCAGCAATTTACGGCATAGGCCCATAGGTATCGGGGTTCAGGGGCTGGCAGACGCATTTGTTTTAATGGATATCCCGTTTCATTCGACTGCGGCAATAAATGTCAACAAGCTGATATTTGAGACAATCTATCATGCAGCCTTGGAAAAAAGCAATGAAATTTCTATTGCACGTCGCGAAATCATTCGCCGTCTATTGAATGATAATATCAGGGGTTTAATGTGTTATTTAAATGAATACGATAAGGAGTTAATATCTGCTGCCGATGACCGACATCTTGGTGCATACAGTTCGTTTGAGGGATCTCCTACATCAAAGGGAATTCTTCAATTTGATGCCTGGAACGTGACTCCTACTGACCGATATGACTGGGCGGCCCTTAAACAGTCTATTATGGAGAATGGTATTCGCAATTCTCTGCTTGTCGCTCCCATGCCAACTGCATCTACGTCGCAGATTCTTGGATACAATGAATGCTTTGAGCCATTTACGAGCAACTTGTACTCACGAAGAACGCTGGCCGGTGAGTTTGTGGTCGTCAATAAATATTTAATGAAGGAGCTCATTGCTCTTGGGCATTGGAATGAGCAAGTAAAGAATAATATTATTGCCAATAAGGGATCTATTCAACAATTGACCGTTTTACCAGAGCATATTAGAAACAAATACAAGATTGTTTGGGAGATCCCGATGAAACATCTGATTGATATGTCGGCAGATCGCGGCGCATTTATTTGTCAAAGTCAGAGCCTGAATCTGTGGTTAGAAGATCCAACTTACAGTACGCTAACCAACATGCATTTTTATTCGTGGAAAAAGGGCCTGAAAACAGGGATTTACTACTTGAGAAGAAAGGCGAAACATCAGGCGCAACAATTTACGATTGAACCTGAGCTCAAAGAGGCGAATAACAACGATACACACAACAACGATGCGGAAGAAATATGCGAGATGTGTTCTGCTTAAAATTTTATATCATAAAAAAATATTTACATGATACAAAATCACTACTAAAGGGCATTACGCGCCCGAATCAACGCCTTATATTTATTGCACATCTCATTCAGGTCTACCTTCCCTGTCATCATCATGTAACATCGGAGTGTGACAAGAATATCTGTCAGCGAGTTGTGCAGATTATTTGGCATGGTCTGAAATAGTTTTTGATGCAACTCAACCAACTTCGGAAATTTATTATATTCTTTACCCAGCTTGGTCACGGCCTTAATGGCACATAAATCTATAGATTCTTGCAATGTGCAATATGTGTTTTTAAAATTTGCAATCTGGTGTAAATTATTTTTATTGGTGCTAATATCATCGTTTCCACTATTTGGGTCAGCATGATAAATCATTCTGAGTAATTCCACTATAACTAAATTTATATCGAATGAAATGTTATGTCCTACCAACCTATCTGCGGTTTTTAGCTCGCGAAAGAATCCACCCAGGATTTGGCTCAAGCTAACGCCCTCGGTTTGCGACATTTGGTTTGTGATCCCATGAATTGCACTCGATTCTGCTGGTATATCTATTCCGGAACCCACCTTCACGATGTTATCCCCGACAACAACCACGTCATTTAATTCTGTATCATAAATTACATAACTAAACTGAACAATGTGTGGCCATAAATGAAGGGTGTCTGGGCTTATAATTTTTGTCTTTGGAAGCCCAGTGGTCTCCGTATCAAATACTAAAACACGCATTTAATTAAATTAATTCGCGGCAATGTTTTAAGCCGTTGTATTAAAAGTATTTGTAGTCTTTCTACATTTTTTCGTTTCAATTTTATTCGTAATGATATGTTTGGTTGAGTTAATGCCATTTAATCAATTAAAATTCTCCTTTGCATATCCAATCACAGCACATGCAATTCTTTTCCCAGCATTTCCGGTCTTTAAGCTCTCGGCGTTTCCGCCGTGTCCACAATCATCCTGATCCGCATGAATAATCAGGCCTCTGCCAATAATATTACACCTTGTACCTCTGAGTTTGATTGCGTTATCATAAAAACTATATACCGCCTCTCCTTTTGCATTGGTACTCAAATTGCCTAAATCGCCAACATGTCTCTCTTTCATTCCGGGGCATCCGTGTGTTTTGCCATATGGGTTGAAATGAGCACACATACTGGTACATTTATCGGTCAAATCTCCTGCCTCGTGCACATGAAAACCATGAAGGCTATTTGGAGAGAGACCTTTTACACTGACATCAATTCTAACACGGGGCATGTCCAGGTCTTCAGTAAAGCGGACAGTTCCCTTAATGTTATCGTTATTAAATACCGCAATTGCGCAAACTGCAGTCGTATAAACAGGGGTTAAACCTTTCATGTTTGCCATGATATTTACTTACTTGCTATAAAATATTTTGGGTGCGGCGACTAAAGAAAAAAGGGATACACCCTTAAATAATAATGTTTATCGAATGTTTATCGTATGTTTCTCGTATGTTTATCCTGTAAATGTTAGACATAATTTTTACACGTACCAAAGCTTCGCCTGTGCCAAATAGTAATCCCGTGTTCCTTTATACCGTCCAAATGTCGCTTTGCACCATACCCCTTATTAGAATCAATCCCATAATGCTCTGATAGCGTCGGGTTTTGCTCACACAATTCTTCAATATAGCGATCTCGCTCCACTTTTGCCAGTATAGATGCAGCCGCAATCGCGGCATATTTATTGTCCCCGCCTTCAATAGTTACATGTGGGATCGTTTCAATCCGATTTGTCGCCTTGTTCAAATATGTTACTGGTTTAAAATAATTTCCATCAATTAACAAGTGAAGCGAATAATCTTTTCTCTCTTCCTTCCCGTCTTCCTTTGACTTTTTGACAAACTGTTTCCTAACTTCTGCTATTGCATTATGCATGGCCATCTGTGTTGCCTGTAAAATGTTTATCTCGTCAATCTTTTTTTCATCTTCAAAACTGATGTACCATGCAAGCGCGTTTTCCTTCACATATTGCGCCGCCTCTTCGATCTTCTTTTTTGAATGAAATTTCTTACTGTCCTTTACCATTGAACAATCAAAACTGCCATCTTTAGGTAAAATCACTGCCGCCGTATACACTCTGCCAAACAGTGGACCACGCCCCACCTCATCTACACCGATTTCAAATATACTCGGGTCCTCATTATAAGACAATTTTAATGTGGACTGAATAACCTTACGTTTGACTGCTTTCGCTTTCTTGGCACTGCCATCTACGCAATCCGACTCGTCCGAGTCTTCAATAATTTCTGCACACTTGTAGTCGTCGGACATGCTAACATATAATGGTAGTATAATTCGCGTATTATGATTCAATTTTAATATAATATATGTCTCAAACTTTTTTCACCACATAAATTATACAATGAATACTGACGCATTATTTCTTTTCTTAATTCTACTATTAGGGTTAGTTTTCTGTTCAGTTTTAGGAGGTAATTGTGGCGCAGAAGGATTTGCCTCGGGAAACAATGATGGTACGTCCGATAAGAGTTATACCTCTACAAACGGAGCGTCTACCAGCGGTACCGTCAAGTATGATAATTATAACCACTATAGCGGTTCTTCTACTCAATTAGCAAACGGCACCACATTTTACGGTAAGAACGGCGGATATGTTGTAGTCAGTTCTAACCAAGATGGATCTCAAGGTCTGCGTGTTGTAGTTGCAGGAGGTGCCAAGCCAATCTCGTTTTCGTCGCAAAGCCAATCAATGCAAGGCAATACTTCTGTGGATAATAGCGCCACATTTTACGGCCCGAATGGCGCGTCTGCAACTGTTTCGATGAATGCAAATGGCCAGCAATCTATTCAGGTTCAAACCGCGGCCGGTACTTATGACTTTTCCAGCGGTTACGGACAAGCCGACTCGAATGCAGTAGCAACAAGTTCTGATTCTATAACCTCCACACAGTACTATGGAAGCA